AAGGTTAGTAAGTTGGTCGACTACTTCGTTTACGTTTTGAGCTTTCTTGATTGGAGTTTCATCTGCTCCAAACACGTTGTTACTCAATTGTGGTTTCTGTAGTCCATTCTCTTCCTTGAATCCCATTTTTCGTAGTCTGTTCTCGGATTCTTCTTTGACTGACTTAGAGATGTCTAATGATTCGATTTGTTTCTGTAAAGAACTCATCTGTTTGAATAATTTCTTTACGTCATCGTCATCGTCACCTTCTTCATCATCTTTGTCTTTGTCTTCTTCGTCTCCGCCTTCGTGCATGGCTTTCTCTTTCTTAGGGAAACCCATAGCTTTATCTACATCTTCTTTATCTTCCTTATCTTCCATAGCGGCTCTTTTCATGTAGGCTTTATCTACATCGTCTGCTTCTTCTTTGTTTTCTTCTTCTTTATCTTCAGCCATGATTGATGCCTGTTGTTCAGAGATATCAGTTCTTGGCGTTATAGTTTCAGATGAATCATCAGCGTCACCTATGTAGTTAGGTGTAGCAGTTGCTGATTTAGTCGGGTCAGGCTTTCCTACGTTTTCGATGTCAGTACCGTCAACATCCATACCTTGGTCCGATAGTTCGATTAATACTGCTTTAGCAATATCTCTTACCAAAGATTCTTTTTCCAAAGCTTCTTCTTCTGCTTTAGCAAGTTCGTATGAAGTTTCTGCTTCATGTTCGATTCTTGCATCCATTTTTTGCAACACTTCTGATAGTGCAGATAATCCTAACTGCGTACCTTCCATGTGCTTTTCAATTCTATTTAGAATTTCGTCAGACATGTTATGTCCTCCTTTTTCTTAATGTTTTTTAAGTATAAATTAATCTTTCGACCTAAAAAGGTTGGTCTAAGCCACCCCCGACCTTCTTAAAACATAATATAATTTATGTACACTTATATTATACTAATTTATATAGAAATATAAAAAAATATACGCTTACTCAACAATGCTTGTATCTACGTCACCGCTTTGTAAACGTAACATATCATTTCTATAGTCATATAGGGGAACTTGTAATAGTTTCTTGAGCTTTTCACACTGTTTACCTTCGGGCATTGCAGTCTCTACTAGGTCTAAAATCTTACCTACCATCCTAGAATGTCTAGCTATTAACCATTCCTGTTCATCTGTTACGTTTTCTATGTCTACCATTTCTATTATCCTTTTCTATTGTATATAAAAATTATATTGAGCTGATGCTGGACCACCATTAGCCCCATAAATCAAAGAACGCATACCCTCTTCAGAAGTATTTTTAACGCTATTTGAAATAAAACCACTAGCAGTCTGGGGAGATTTTGGAAATCTAAAAGGCTTATCACCTCGTCTAAAAATCATGGTAAAATCCTCTCCCATACCATCAATTAGCGATGCGTAAGGAGCTGAATATTTAATTTCATAACCATTATTTACTTTTCTAAGACTTCCAGAAGCTTTTAATTCACCAGTAACTACAGGGACTGATGCTTGTGAATTTTCATACACATTAGTAGCAAATTTTTCTATTAATTCTTTTATAAAAGCTCTAAAAGCATCATTTTGTTCAGCCGTAGCCATAATAAATCCCCTTTCTACTTATTAT